GAGGTCGTGGTCGTGCCGGCGACCGGATGCGAAGCCTTTGCGGAACTGATCTTCGAGGCGGCGCAAGTCTGGCTTGAGGACAACGGTTACGCTCCCCGCGTCCGGATGCATCACGTCACGGTGCGCGAGCACGGCGCGAACTCGGCAACGTATTCGCGTCCGACGACCTACACCAACCTGGAGAGCAGGGAATGCCAATAACGATGAAACGTGCCACCCTTATGGAGGCAATCGGGACTATTCTGCGAGAAGTTGACCCGACCCCGGAGCGCAGTGGGATTGCGGAAACGCCCCTGCGTGTGGCCAAAGCGTGGGAGTTCTGGACGTCCGGCTACGCCCTGAACGTGGCAGACGTGCTCAAGGTTTTCGAGGATGGGGCAGAGAAGTACGATGAAATGGTCATGGTCAAGGATATCCCGGTGTATTCGCACTGTGAGCACCACCTTGCTCCGATCTTTGGAACCGCGACCGTTGCGTATATCCCCAACGGAAACATTGTGGGTCTGTCCAAGCTTTCACGCCTGGTCGATCTTCACGCTCGAAGACTCCAGGTCCAAGAACGACTGACCAACGACGTGGCCGAGGATCTCTGGACCCACTTGAAGCCGCTCGGCGTCGGTGTTATGATCAGGGCACGGCACATGTGCATGGAATCGCGGGGCCTCTGTCAGCAGGGACACCACACCATTACAGTTGCTCTCCGCGGCGTGTTCAAGGAACAGCCTGCCGCACGTGCGGAGTTCATGTCACTAGCCTAGGGTCAATCGGGTCATGAATCTGTTCCAAGCCGGCATCTACACGTCCAACTTCAACAGGGCTGGACGTGTGTATGCCAAACTTGACGACACGGAACGCTGGATGCGTGATAGCGTCCAGTGGTTTCTGGAATCGTATCACTACATCCATTCTGAGCGTCACGTCCAGCGCATTCGGGCCGAGGGCATCAAGGTGTTCCTGGACTCGGGTGCGTTCTCGGCGTTCACACAGGGGGTCTCAATTGACATTGGAAAGTATTGCGATTACATCCACAAGAACGCCGACATTATCATGTTCCCTTCGGTCCTTGACGCAATTGGTGATCCAGAGGGCACTTGGAGAAATCAAGAGGACATGGAGCGACGCGGCGTCAAACCCCTACCCTGCTTCCACTATGGGGAGCCTATTGACCTCCTCAAGCATTACGTGGAAAGGTATGAGTATATCACGTTTGGTGGGATGGTACCTATTTCTACCCCGCAGCTCCGCGTCTGGCTGGACGACCTATGGGAACGGTACCTCACCCACCCAGACGGAACTCCTAAGGTTAAAGTCCATGGTTTTGGTCTCACCTCTCTAGACCTGATGCTGCGCTACCCGTGGTATTCGGTCGACTCCTCAACATGGGTCCAATGGGCAGCGAACGGCATGATCCTGATCCCCACACGCACGGGGCAGCTTGACGTGTCGAACAAGTCGAGCCGGCGCAAGATTCCGGGGCAGCACCTGGACAGCCTCAAGCCCATCGAGACCAACCGAATTGAGCAGGAGATCCGAGGGTTTTGCGTTGACCCTGACCGCCTTCGTGATCTATACTATTCACGATGGGCCTGGAACGCATGGGCGTTCCCGTGGTACGCACGACACAAGGTCTGGGAGGGCGACCGCTTTGTCGCCGAGAGGCAGGGGTTTTTCTGATGGACAAAGATGAAGCACGGAAACTGACCATTCGGCTTGAACGTTTCATCCGAGCGGTGATCTCGGACGAGCGCCGGAGCGACGGTGACTACCAAGCCGTTGAGAACGCTCGGGAGGACCTCATGAACCACCTGGTGAAAGATGCTTGACGCAATCCGGTTCACACGTGGGGCCATCGCCAAGAAGGACTTTGTCGCCGAGCTCACCCACTTTCACATTGCCAAGGGGCGTGTGACCGGGTTCAACGGCATGATGGCCTTGTCCGCGCCCATCGACCTGGACCTGGACGTGCGGCCGAAGGCGGACACGTTCGCCAAGGCAATGCACGCTTGCGAAGAGACGGTGACCATGCACGTCACCCCGACCGGACGCCTGTCCATCAAGTCGGGCAAGTTCAAGGCGTTGATTGAGTGCTTCCCTGACGAGCAAGCCGCGGCGCCTTTCACCCCAGCCGGATGGCCTGTTGACGTGGGTCCCGGGTTCATGGCCGCTATCCGCGCCCTAGCCCCGTTTACGGGCATTGACGCTTCCCGCCCGTGGGCGATGGGAATAATGCTTCAAGGGCAATCTGCATTTGCAACCAACAACGTTGTCTTTGCCGAATACTGGCACGGTCACAACATGCCGTTCCCGATGAACATTCCGAAGGATGTGGTCACCGAGCTGTTGCGGATCAACGAGGACCCCTTGCAGGTTCTGGCAACTGAGAACAGCATCACGTTTCATTTCTCAGGCGACCGGTGGATGCGTTCGGCCCTGTATAGTGACACCTGGCCAGAGAAAGCGTTCCAGCTCTTCGACATGCATCAATTCCAGTATGAAGAAACGCCGGAAGGGTTGTTTGACGCCTTGCGCAAGTTGAAGCCTTTCCTGGACAAAGAAACTCGCGTCTACTTCAGGGACAATGGTGTCGCCACATCGACCAGCGATGAGACAGGGGCACACGTTGAAGTTGACAACCTGATTGAGGGGCCGGCGTTTTCGTTTCCAGCGCTCTCGTTGCTTGAAGGCTCAACCCATATCGACTTTATGCCGCATCCTAAACCGTGCGGCTTCTTGATGGAAAACATGCGCGGAATGATCCTGGGGTTGCGAGTTTGAGCCGCTTTGATAACATCGGTCTTTTCTGGGAAGACCTGCCATCGTCACGAAAACGCGGTGAGCGTGAGCTCGGCCCGATGCCTGCGATCCCGGAGACGGGATGGAGGCCCCCTGCCTTCCTGCCCGACATATCACGGGCACCAATCATCGCGTTTGACGTTGAGACGAAAGATTTGGAGCTGACCGATGCCGGGCCGGGATGGGCGCGGGGCAAAGGACACATCGTCGGGCTGTCATGTGCAATTCCCGGACATCGCTGGTACTTCCCTATTCGACACGAGGTGCAATCCGAACTGAATATGGATGCTGAAACTGTGCTTCGGTGGGCGAAGCACATGCTCGGGCAGCCGATGCCAAAAACGGGTGCGAACCTGATCTACGACGTTGGTTGGTTGCGAGAAGAGGGTGTGGCTGTCAAGGGCAAGCTGTATGACGTGCAATTTGCAGAGGCCCTGTTGCAGGAAGACAGCAAAGTCAACCTTGAAGAGCTTGGTCAGAAATACACGGGCCGCGGCAAGGCCGTTGACCTCCTCAAAGACTGGTGCATGAATTACTACGGCACGGGGCCGAAGACGTGGCGCAAAGACATTTACCGCGCGCCTGTGTCACTTGTGGGCACATACGGTGAGATGGACGCAGAGCTTCCACTTGACGTGCTCAACAGGCAGTGGCTGTTGCTTGCATCCGAGGGGCAACTTGAGCTTTTCGACCTCGAATGTTCGTTGATTCCCCTGCTCGTTGACATGCGATATGCCGGGGTTTCTGTGGACGTTTCGTATGCTGACAAGCTGCGTGACACGTTGCACAATGGGGAACGTGAAATCCAGGCACAAATTGACGCGATGGCAGGTTTTGGCGTTAACATCAGTGCGTCAGATTCACTCGCTCGCGCGTTCGACAAGCTCGGGTTGTCGTATCCTCGCACAGCTGCAACGGCAAATAAGCCCGAAGGCAATCCGTCTTTTGTCAAAGAGTTCCTTTCGCATCATCCACATGAGTTTCCACAATTGATCACGAGGGCGCGTGAGCTTGCGAAACTGCGTGGAACCTTTGTGGAAGGATACCTTCTCAACAAGAACGTGAATAGCAAAGTCTTCGGGTCGTTTAACCCGTTGTCAGGCACCGAGGGTGGTGCAAAGACTGGGCGTTTTGCGTCAGCTGATCCGAACCTGCAAAACATTCCAACACGGTCGAAAGAAGGCAAGCTAATCCGGAAAGCGTTTGTCCCTGATCACGGCCATAAAGAATGGTGGAAGTTTGACTATTCGCAGATCGAGTATCGTTTGCTTGCACACTTCGCTGTCGGTGAAGGTGCTGACGCAATCCGTGCGATGTATCTCAACGACCCGCGCACAGACTACCATGCTTCGACTGCGGCCCTGATTGAAAAGGTCACCGGGGTCAAGCTACCTCGTTCACATACCAAGAACATCAACTTTGGCCTTGCGTATGGTATGGGGCTTGCGAAGCTTGCCAAAGACCTCGGTGTCTCGATGAAAGAGGCTGAAGAGCTTTCCAAGGCGTATCACCGCGGGGTTCCATTTGCGCGCGAGACGATGGACAAGCTTTCCGAGTTTGCAAACACTTACGGCTACAACGCGACGATCCTTGGTCGTCGGACGCGCTTCAACACCTGGGAGCCTTCGGATTGGGGCGTCAAGGGTCGCGCGCTTCCGTATCATGAAGCCATCTCCGAGTATGGTGTTAATATCAAACGTGCGTTCCTATATCGCACACTGAACTACACCCTGCAAGGATCATCGGCCGACATGATGAAGAAGGCAATGGCCACATGCTACTACTCGGGGGTCTTTGACGTGACAGGCGTTCCACGTCTGACGGTCCACGACGAGCTGGACTTCTCGGTTCCTGAGGTGACCCCAGCTTACAAGGAAGCCATGCGTGAGATGCACCACATCATGCAGACGGTGATCCCGTTGCGTGTGCCTGTCATCTGTGACCTTGACGTTGGTCCGAACTGGGGTGATGTGGAAGAAACCGACACATTGCAGTTCCTCCAGGCGGCTTAGACTACGTCAAACACCAGCGTTGCCAGGTTGGATTCGATCCCGTCGAGCGATGCTCGCATCTCGAACGTGTAGGCTCCAAGTGCAGTTGGGGCTGTGATTGACCAGGCACCCGGTCCCGTCCTCGGCGCATCGTAGAAGACGCTGGAATCTGATGCCTTGATGATCCGTGCCCGATACGTTGTGCCGTAGGGTGCGTCCGGCAACGTATCGCCGGGAAGAAGAATGACCTTGTCAAGACGATCCGACGACGAGAAGTTGAGCGACATGCTCGATCCGTTACCTACGTCAACACCAGGAACTGCTGAGCCATTGATCAACAGGTTGAAAGGCTCACGCGGCTTGTTGGTCAGGGCAGGAGGATTGTAAATGATCGTCTGCGGGGTTCCGTTGACCAGTCCCATGAAGCTCTTGGTTTCGACCTGGAATGTGTAAGATACACCAGGCAGGTACGGATCTTCCAGCAGCTCGTCAATGTCGCCTTCATCACCAAGGAAGTAGACCTTTGCCCCGATGGCGTGATTGGCAACAGGCGAGCCGAAGAGCCCACGATACACGTTGAGCAGGTTCGATCCTGACACGGATTCAAAGGCAATGAACTCAGATCCGATCATTGCCAAATTCATCCCCTGTCGAATCTCGGCCGCAGTCTTGTTGACGAGCCCAGAGGGCAGCGACGAAAACGCGAGCGAGGAGATTGTGGTGATCGTGTTGGGCATTGCAGCCCCGATGACACCAACCATAGAGAACGCACGGGAATCTTCAATGAGTGATCCACCCACCGACAAGCGGTAGGCAAAAGTCGTCAGCCCGCCCGGTGATTCCGCGAAGAAAAGCAGGAAGGCATATTCAGTTCGAGGATCACCCATTTGAAGGTTGAACCACAAAGGGGCTCGAACCACAACAAGCGTTCCACTGTTTGCCGGCGGGAATGTCGGCGGGGTCCATGCACCTGACGGAGGAACGATTGCAGAAGAGTCACCGTGAACATAGCGATCCTGGATCACGATTGCCGTAATTGATCCCTCTTCCAGGCTTCCAAGATTGAATCCCTTGACTCGGACAACTTCACCGTCGATGCCATATTCATCAAACGAATACCGGAACACAGTCCCAGGCATCAGGTTGATCCCGACGCGGGTGAACTCAAGCTCGGCCTTGGTAAACGGAATCGAGACAATGGCAAGCTCGCGTCCGCAGAGGGCTTGTGCGAGCGGGCCACTGTAACATGCAGGGAACTCCATCTCGGTGGCACGAACCTGCTGCTGCATGTTGATGTTGGAAAGGTCCTGATCCATGACAGTCCGAGACGTGTAGTCGGCATTCCTGTCGTTGAACTTGACCCGCATCTGGTTGACGGTCTCTTCCCACGAAGGTTTGGAGTAGTTCCGCACCTTCACGATCTGGGACTCGTTGTAGTGTGGCAACGTGTTCCTGTCATAGTCGTTCCTGATCAGGATCAGTTCGACAAGACCAGTTCCAGGGTCAGTATACATGATGGCGTCAATCTGACGCAGGATCTCGTTGACCACATCGCGGCCGGGGTTGCTTGCCTCGACCTTGAGCGATCCAGCGTTGCCCTA